TATGTCGGCCGGCAAGTACGATGTCACAGTCACATCAGGTCCATCATTTAGCACACAGCGGCAGGAGAGTGCCGAGACTTACATGAATCTCGTTCAGGGCAATCCTGAGATTATGCAGGTAGCTGGCGACTTGATTATGAAGTCGATTGACCTGCCGTTCTCTGATGAGATATCGGAGAGACTGCGGGCCATGCTGCCACCACAGATTCAGCAGATGATTGACCAGGATGCCGAAGTACCGCCCGAAGTGCAGCAGATGATGATGCAGGCCGAGCAGGCCATGCAGCAGGTTCAGGAATACGGTCAATTGGTTCAGGCTGCGGCTCAGGAACTTGAGGGTGAGAAATCAACCAATGCGCAACAGAAGGCTGAGATTAAGGCCATGCTTGCACAACTCAAGCAGGCCGAGGCTGAGTTCAAGACTCGTATTGCCGAGGAGATGTCGAAACTGGTCGAGAAGGGTGCAAACCTGACGCAGAAAGAGGCTAACCTGGTGGTGAAAGGTGCCGAGGTCAAGGAGTCTGCAGTGGCAGCCGGGGTCGACCTTGAGGCGCGTGAAACGGGTGCATTCGAGATGAGTGGCAAGGTCGATAACATACTGGCGCAGTTTATGACGCAGGCTGACCAGGCTATTGGTGCCATGAATCTGCGATCGGAGGCGCTTGAGGTTAAGGCCAATCGCAAGCCAACGGGTGGAAAAGTCACCCGTGACGGTGGTAGACTCACGGCAGAAGTTGAATTTGATGATGGTGAGACTAAGAAAATCTCTGCCGTCAGGGAGTCGGGGGGTCTGACGATAGTCCCGACCGAGGAATGAGAATGAAGTAAGAAAGACTATTTTGTTAGTGACGCGGCGTGGAAAGTAGACACGTAGCGCGGGACTGGCACCGCACGGGCTAAACCAAATTATACGCATGTGCTTTGCAGCGTTGTAGGTGAGAGGCGAAAACCTTCACAGTCGGAGTAACGACCGACCGTCACTAACAAAGCAGTTTTAATTTCGCCGGGAGGCGCACACTCAAGGGTGATCCATGCAAGAAGAAGTAGCGGTCCTTGATCCGCAAGACGATGCAGACGCGAGTCCAGATGACCGTTTTGCCGATGATAAGTCGGTGGATACGTCAGCAGAGGCTACAGAAGAACTTGTCGAGGTGGATGCTGAGACAGATGACACTGAAGAGGAAGTGGAAAGCGAAGCAGATTCATCACCTGCCGACGAAGAAAACGTCGAAGAAACAATTGATGCGAAAGTTGACACCGACGAGAAGTATGGCGCCGAGGTCAAAGGTCGCATTGATGAACTGACATCGAAGTGGAGAGACTCTGAGCGTAATAACGCCTCAATGTCCCAGGAACTCGAAGCACTGCGCAAGCAGGTAGCCGAGCAGCCTGACGAGATTGAACCGTTCAAATCGCTGGCAGACTTTGAATATGACGATGCGAAGTATCAGCACTATCTTGGAACAGAGATTGATCGACGGGCTACAGCAGCCGCAGAGAAGGTCGGACAGAACCGGGACGGTAAGAATGCAACGCAGAAGGCGTATGACGATTACTTTGCCAAAGAGAAGGAGTTCTCGGAAACGGTCAAGGATTATAAGCAGCTTGTGAATAATCCAGAACTGAAAATATCACCTGACATGGCATTTGCCACACAGGTGGTTATGCAAGACCCAGCCATGGTGTATTACCTGGCCAACAACAAGGATGTTGCCGAGCGTTTGCACGGTATGGGCAAGGATGCCATGTTGATTGAAATGGGTTCGATCAGGGAAAAGATGGCAACCGAGAAGGCCAAATCCGCTAAGAAGGTCAGTGATGCGCCTCCTCCGGTGCCGAAGGTTAAGGGTGGTGATCCAGGTAGACGAAAGAAGATCACAGACGCCGATTTATCGGATGCTGAGTTTAATAAGATGAGGAGGAAACAAATAGCTAACCGTTAAGGAGATTTAACGCATGGCTAATACTCTTAGTGTCATTGATATGGTGACACGGGAAGCACTTCGCATTGCACATGAGAAGCTCAGTTTCCTGTCAACCATTGACCGGAGTTACGACAATTCTTACGCCAAGACTGGCGCCAAGGTCGGAGATACTCTCCGTGTTCGTAATCCCAACCAGTACACTCGTCGCACGGGTTCCCGTGTTATGGATGTGCAGGACCAAGCAGAGACAACGCAGTCGGTAACCGTCGCTACACAGGACGGGGTTGATATGAAATTCAACTCGGCCGAACTGTCTCTGTCCATTGACGAACTCTCACGACGTTATATCGAACCAGCCGTATCGGTTTTGGTATCGGGTATTGAGGGTGATGTCTTATCAGCAGTAACCAAAGACGTTTACAACTTCACGGGTACGACTACCGAGATTGTTGGCGCAACCGATCTGGATGCAATATCCCAGGGTCGGGCAAAACTCAACCAGAACCTGGCACCCAAAGACAACAACCGTTGTGTACAGATTGATTCTGTGACGATGGCATCCGTTGTTGGTGGTGGTCGTGCTTTATTTCACGATGGTCAGCAACTCTCGAAAGCATTTGTTGAGGGTTACCTGGGCCGATTTGGTGGCACGGACTTCTTTGAGAATGACCGCACGTATTCTCATCTCACTGGTTCTGATTGTACGACGGTTGATATTGATGCTGCGGTTAGTGATGGTGATACGCAACTCACAATTGCTGCCGGCGTTTTAGCTGTTGGGGATACATTCTCAATAGCTGGTGTCAAGCAGGTTCATCCTGAAACCAAGATAGCCTACGCTCACGACCAGCAGTTCGTGGTCACCGCAAGGGTTACTGGCGATACGGTGATTGCAATTGACCCACCGATCAGAACGACCGGTGCGAAGCAGAATGTCGATCATCTGCCTTCGGTCAACGATCTGTTGACGTTCCATGCACTTAACAGTGTGACTTACCAATCCAATCTCATGTATCACAAGGAAGCATTCACATTCGTGACCGCTGACTTGCCGATCATGGACGATGCCATCCGCTGCGTTCGACGCATGAAAGATGGATTGAGCATCAGGTGCTGGCAGGGCAGTGACATCAGGAATGATGAGTTACTGCTTCGGCTGGATATTCTTTACGGCTGGAAGAGTCTGCGTCCCGAATGGGCCTGCAGGATCAATAACTAGGAGGATTTGACATGACTATCGCAACTAATCGCGAACATCTTGACGATGGTTCTCCTGGTGGTGCCAGGGTACGTGGACTGGCTCGACAAGTTATTAACGGCGCAACAACCAGGACACTGCTTGCTGGTGAGTCTGGTGCATTGTGTCTGTTTAACGTCGCCGCTGGTGTGGTTTACACTCTGCCGGCAATTGGCGCTAACGACATCGGCATGTTCTTTGATTTCTCTGTAACGGTGACGGGTACTGGTTCGTACAGTATCGATACTGATGCTGCGACTACCTTCATCGGTGGTGGACTACATCTGGTGAGTACGACACCCAACCAGGCCGACTTCTTCCCAGCAACAATTGCATCTACTGTGTCCATTGATTTGGACTCTGTTACTACCGGCGAAAATGTTGGTGGTTATTTCAAGATGGTCGCAATCAGCACGACTGAATGGACCGTTGGTGGACACGCAGTTGGTGTTGGAACGATGGCAACACCGTTTGCATAGGAACCTAACTGGGGAAGGGGGTCTTCGGACCCCCCTACCTTGGAGGATTAAAGTATGACTATCACAGTATTACGTGAGCAACTTGATCATGGTTCTACAGAAGGGTCCAGGTGGCGCGGTGTAGCACAACAGGTTATCAATAGTGCCGGTGTTACCAAGCAATTGCTGGTCGGTGAATCCGGTGCGCTGTGCATCTTTGGTAATGCGGCGGGACAGATTTATACCCTGCCGGTGATTACTGCCGCAGATATTGGCATGTGGTTTGAGTTTTCTGTAACCATAACCGGTACGTCGAACTCGTATACCATCAACACGGGATCTGCTGCCAATTTCATTGGTGGTGGACTTCATGCTGCCAGTACGACACCGGGTGATGAGGATTTCTTCCCGGCTACGATTGCTTCAACGGTTGCAATCACTTTGGACGCAGATGTCGACGGTCGGTTGGGGGGCGGATACTTTACGATGACGGCCATTAGCCTGACCGAATGGACCGTTGGTGGTCAGACGGTATCTGTTCCAACTGCACTGGACCCGTTCTCATAAGTAGTTTGGGGCCGACTCTTCGGGGTCGGTTCCCGTTTTTGAGGTAACAGCATGACAACGAAAGTACTTGAGGTTGTGGATGATGCACTAAAGGAAGTTAATGTAATTTCCGAAACAGCGTCGGCATCGCCCGAACAGGGCAAGTTTGTGCTGCGGCGTCTTAACCAGATGATGAACCTGTGGTCACAGACCAAGGACATGGACCTGGGTTGGTTTAACCAGTCCGCCACCAATGGCGATATGCCAACACCGGAATGGGCAGACCTTGCCATCACGACTGGCTTGGCGATTGCGATCGCACCGAAGTATGGTGCCACTATTTCCAGTGAGCTTGCCATGGTGGCTAATTCTGCCATCAGTGGTGTGCAGAGCAAGCTCATTATTGAGAAGAAGAAAGGTGTCGACCTGTCCTATCTGCCTGTTGGGTCTGGTCACTATGGCCGAGGTAATAACATACTGACGGACAGCTAATGGCTAATATCTTCGATATTGTCGAGGGTGTCAGCACCGTCACTAATGCGTTGGCTCGGGATACGGTGGGTGATTATGGAGCACTTGCCGGCAATGCCATGACGTTAGGATCGGCTATTGCCGGGTCTGGTGTTGGCGCACTCGGTGGTATAGCAACAGACGACATGCCCAAGCGTGATGAGTGGGGTTTTGATATCCCCAATACCAGCAGAGGATTGGAAGGCATCAACCAGTCGATTGAGGCCGGTACAAACGCATTCACGTTCACGCCCAAGATCCACTGTACGACAAACAAATGCAGAATCTTCAGACTGCCGGTACGGCTATGGAGGTGGCTGGCGAGAAGTTATTGCCGCTGCGTGAGAAGTTCGAGAGCACGGCAAAGGACTTGGGTATTCCGGTTGCCGTAGCGGCAGGAGTATGGGCCGCATTGGCCGCCGGCGCCGAGGTAGCGAACCCCACCAAGATACCCGGCCTGTCGAAACTGGCGAATATGTACAAGAAGCAGATTGGTGCGATTAAGGGTAAGACTCCCGACGTAGACATTCCTGCACTGAAGAATATATTCGATGATGTCGAGGACGTTGCACCACAGCAAGCACTTCCCGAGTTCAAGACCGATGTCGCGGATAATGCACTTATTAAACAGCAAGACTCAACACCACCCGGTGTTGAGAATATGGTTGATTATGATTCTGGATTTGAAGGACAACCAGAAAATGTGCAGAGGATGGTGCGTGAGCTCAAGTTAGATGTTGACAGGATTAAACATGGTTTTATTGGGGATAGTAATCGTGTTGATCCACACAGCATAGAAACTTATCGTCATCAAGCTGAGTACGGTCACGAAATTATGGAATCACTAGTTGAGAGGGAGGGGAGTGAAGCGGCCGCCCTTGCAAAACTTGATGAGTACGGTATCAGTGGATTGAGGGAGTTTATGGATGACGCGGCAGATGGGAGTTTGTTATCCGATAACTCCCTTGGGAGTTTGTTATCCGATAACTCCCTACTCGACCAGCAATTCGCCGTAAAGACACTGGCACATGACGAGAGGGCAGGGGCAGAGGCTGCCGTGAAGGTGGGAATGGG